AGTGTGAGCCATGACAATGCAAATGCAGAGAGCATTCAACTCTCGTATGCAGGCACCTATGACCCTCTACCAAATTGCTGCTGGCTCCTATGATGCTGACAACAACTGGACAGAAGGGGCTAAGGTCTCTTCAACAGTCTACGGGGTAATAACCGCAGGCAACAAATTCTCCCAATTCGATGAAGGTATTTCTCTTCACAATGAGGACGGAGGTGCACGCTACAGCAACTACCGCAACCTGTACATCAAGGATACTTACACAGTAACCAAGGGTGACAAGATAGGTTTCCGTGGAGCTTACTATAACGTGCTTCAAGAGTCCGATGAGAAAGTCTTTGGCTTTGCATCATACATTCTTGAGAAGTCGGAGGACGATCTACCATGAGACAAGATGTCCAAGTACTACAGACCTTTGTAGACAATATGGTAGGCATTCCAAAGTTCAGTTATCCAGCACGCCAGAACAATGCTCCAAAGCCCTCGGGTGAGTTCGCTCATATCCGTTTGCTAGAAGAGTATCAAGTGGGCATACCAAACCAAGTCATAAAGGAACAGACAGCTTCAGACACTACGTTTGTTACTATCAGTCCTGCAAGACTGCGGTTTAGGGTAGGGGTCGTGGACACGGATGGAACTGCCTCCGCACGTATCATGCACGGGTGGACTACAGAGGCTATGAAGGCTCTGATGATCTCCAGTGGGTATGGTTTCAAAAGGTGCACTCCTCTTTCTAATGAGGATGCCAAGCTGGAAAAGGAATGGGAATACCGTCAAGGTTTCTCAGTCGAACTTTACACAACACGTTATTTTGAAGAAGTTGTTGGCAACATCACATCACTGGAAGTGGGCGGAAGATTTGTCACCGCAGCTTTGGATGAGTACCTTCTCAATTTTGACATCAACCAAAACTAACAAGGAAACTAATTATGGCGATTGAAATTACAGAATTCGCTGACGTAAGCATCTCAGTTTCTCCCGTTGGAGTATCAGGCGGCAACTTCGGCATCCTTGGTTTCCTCACCAACGACGAAGATGCAGCTACTACTCCTATCGCTCCTGCTGAGCGTGCACGTTCTTACACAAGCCTAGCTAGTGTTGGTGACGATTGGGCAGCTACCTCGGAAGTCTATAAGGCCGCTACTGCGTTCTATGGACAGACACCTACCCCTCGGGACTTCACTGTCCTGATGACTTACAAGAATGCTCAGCCTGCTTCCCTTACTGGTGGCAACGCAGACACCTTGGAAGAACTGGTCAACGCAAGCTGGAATGGCTCCGGTGTCCTGAGCATTACTATTGATGGTGACGCAGCCGCTATAACAACTCTCGACCTGTCTGGCTCTGCATCTCTCGTAGACGCTGCTGCCACTATTGAAGCTGCACTGATTGTTGCTGGTGCTACTGGCGCGAACGTTGCATGGACTGGCTACGGCTTCACTGTTACCGGAACCACTACTGGTGTTTCTGGAACGATCACAGCCGCCACTGGTGATGCTGCTGAGTCTTTGGGCCTGTTGTCTTACCAGTCTTCTGCATCCGATGGTGTGGCCGCTGAGACTCCTGTCGATGGATTGGCTGCCTGTCTTACTGCTGGCATTGACTGGGTGGGTACTGTTACTCACAAGGTTTACCGTGATGTTACTGGTGGAGCTGTCGGTGAGAACACTCTGGAAATTGCACAGTGGTGTGAAGGCGCTAAGCGTATCTTCTGCAACACCTCCAATGACCTGTCCACTTTGTCTTCAGCTATCTCCACTGACGTTGCCTCACAATTAAAGGCCGCTACTCTTCGATATAGCCTGACTACTTTCAGCAAGAACCCTGCTCAGTATCCGAGTGCTTCTGTCTTCGGGCGTGCAGCATCCGTGAACTTCTCAGCTATTGGAACTACCATTACCCTTAACCTGAAACAGATGCCCGGTGTTACCGCCGAGAACCTGACCCCGGGTGAGTTTGCTGTTCTGCGTAGCAAGTACGCTTCTGCTGTTGTCGTTATTGGAACCTCAACTAATGCCTACACTGATAGCCGCATGGCTTCTGGTTCATGGCTCGACACTACTCATGGCCTTATGTGGCTTGAGAATCGTTGTGAAGTTGATCTGTTCAACCTGCTGTTCACCAGTAACACCAAAGTCCCTTACACTCAGGTAGGTCTCAATACTACTGCTGGAGTTCTGGAGCGTTCCTTGGAAGCTGCTGTCCGTAATGGTCTGGCTGCACCCGGGTTCTTGGCTGACGGTACGTTCCTTCCCAAGGGCTATCGTGTAGATGCTGTGTCTCTTGCCGATACTCCTGCTGGTGACGTTGGTAACCGTGTGTACAAGGGTTTGTCCTTTGTACTTAAAGGTGCTGGTGCTCTTCATGAAGTTGAAGTAGCTGGTTCTTTCACCGAGTAACTTTTAGGGGCTTCGGCCCCACTAACAAGGAGCTGATATGTATCAGTATAGCTTTGCCAATGTAGACCTTATTATCGACATGGACTACCCGGGCAACACAAATCCCAGCTCGTTCAAAGTAACTGGCTACGGTACAGGTGAGAACCTGATCAACATCATGCGTCGAGCACCCATTGCTGCAACCCAGTTTGGTGCCTACGGTGACATGGTAGTCTCTATGCAGCGTATCCGCGCTGGTGACTTGACCTTCCCTGTGCTGATGAACGCACCTGAGAACAAGTACCTGCAAGACTACGCAAACTATTTCCAAGCCCAAGCTGACGCCGATGGTGAACTCGTTGTTCCCATTCAGGCTAAGATGAAAGACAACATGGGTAAGGACGTAGCTGACATGGCTAACGGGGTAATCCTCGCTATGCCTGCAATGAGCCGTGGACAGTCCATGAACTTGGTGACTTGGGTTCTAACCTTTGAGCGAATCGTCTTTGACCGTAACACTGGTGCTGACCTCGACCAACTGGGTGAGATCAACCTTCGTCCGTAAGTAGTAACAACTAGAGCCTGCCCTTCTGGGTGGGCTTTACTTTTAAGGAGAACAACTATGTACAACTCAAATTTGAAAGATGGTCGTGAGATTCACATACCTCACTGGCCCGTAGACGTAGCACTTGAGAACCTTACTCGTGCTGGTCAGTACCTTGGTACAAAATCAATAATCGCTATCAGCGAAGTGAACGTACCAGCCGTGGTAGTATCTATCATGGAATCAAAAGACCCGAATCAAACGGCTTCTTTGATAAAGCATTTTATCAGCCAAGCCCGTATCAGTGGCGAGAAGATCATGCCCAACCAGATCGACTCCATGTTCGAAGGCCAGCTTCACCTAGTTGCTGAAATCTTTGCCCATGTTGTAGCCGCACAGTACGCTGATTTTTTCGCATACGGTTTAGCAAAGGAAGCCTCCCCAGCCAGCTAAAATCTGGAGAGCAACAATTGATGCCCGTTGACTACAACGATATCTACCCTGAGCTTAACGGTTATCTAATTAAACCTTTGCTTGTGAATCCGCCAATGTGTCGGCTGAGTGACCTCCAAGATGGAACCTACAACATCAAGGACTTGGAGATCATGCACCAGATACTGGAGATCAAGCAACACGCAAGAGCTGTCGCAAGCTCTCCCGACTAACCAATAGGAGTCCGTCATGGACGATTTTTATGATATGGACGACCCAGACGAACTCCAGAATATGGCGGAGTCTGGTAGTGTAGAGTACTCCCATAGAAACAGCGAACTTGAAGACGGTATGCACATTGAGGGAGACCTTGACGAGTATATGGATGATACCGAGAACGCAGCTGCTGATGCCTTCTTCGCATCTATGGAAGAGTCCCGGGACATCAAGCATGGTGACAACCACAAGAGGGGAGTAGCCTATGGTGGGGCAAGCGCGGCTGCCTTAAAGCAACACCAGTTTGCCTTCCTGCCAGTACAGGCCAAGAAGATTGTACTAGACGCAGCCAAGGGCATTACCCCAACAGGTCGCAATGTCGATGCTGTGGAGATGCAAGTCGCAATAAACAAGATGGGAAGTGATATCGAAGGTTCCCCTGCGGCGGCCCTGAGCGGCGTCAAGCTACGTAAGGAAGAGATGCCTAGTAAGTACAACACAGTCTCTCCCTCGCTGTACGGCTCCTACGAGGTCTCTGGGCTGGTTGAGGAGACCAAGTATGGCAAGACCAAATTGGTACGGGATAATACCAACCTGTACGCAGAGTCAGCAACCACCGATGTCACGTATAGTAAGTCCGGTATCGGCTCTCCCAGCCAGTCAGACCTAAATCTGGCCCACGGGTACATGACCCGTACAGACATCTATATGGGCAATGTGGGTTCTCGTCTGGCCCCGGGCGTGGTCCCGAATAGTACGGACCTCTCAGGATACTCTCAGGACGTACAGGCGAAAGAACAGAACAGACTGGACACAGAGTTCGCCCAAGCTATGGCTTTCTCCAGAGAGCTTGCAGGGGCCGCCCTGAGCGAAGCTAATCAGAACAGCAAGATAGGTGAGGAGACTTTGGACAGGGCGCAAGCTGAGTTCCTGAAGTACTCCCTGAACGGAAGTGCAGTAGAGGGCAGTAGCAGGCTACTAATGCTACCCAACGAGTATGGCATACCCTTCGGCACCAAGGACACAGCTAACATTGGAGGAACTTGGTCGGGCTCCCCACACACCCGTGAGAGCTTTGCCAAGCTGGAGATGACAGCGGATGACCCTCGGTACTGGGAAATGCGCCCTAGCGTTAAGAACTCCCTATACGGTGGCAAGGGCATAGATAAGCCTACCCGAGACTACGAGTACGAGCAGGCGCTGTACAAGGCCCACTTTGTCTCTCGTGTCCTCAAGGAGCAGATGCCAGAGCACCGCAATGAGTCTGAGGGACAGGGAAGGTATACTCGTGGCTATGACCCTACTGATGAGACCTATCGTTTGTCTCAACAGAACTGGGGCGAGGCTGCACTACTGGGCCTTGACGGACAGCCAACTGCTGGTGCGTATGACTACGGAGACTTCGCAAGGAACACTGGTGAGGCTCGACATGCCCTTGGACGGGCCAACGCAGATATTACTGTTAGCGGTGGCCAGAGCATAGGCAACATGTCTCAACAGATGTGGAACTATATAACCACCGGAGAGCAAGACGGTGGGTTCACCAATACTGAGTTGCCAACCGCACAGGGACTGGGGAGTGCAAGGTCCGTTCCTCTGGATGGAGCTCAAGATGCTTTGTCTGAGCAACAGCTCTACTCTGAAGCTATCCGTGAAGGAGCCACACAAGAAGAAGCATTCAAGGTGGCACGTTCAGGGTACAGCATGGATGATGTACGGGGTATGAGGTCTGACCCATTGCGGGGAGACTTCACAGCTAGGGAAAAGTACAACTGGATGACTCGCCAGTACGCTCCACCTGAACAGGGAAGTGCTGAGTGGCTCAACTTGCGTAAAGGGAAGCTGACTGCTTCTGTAGCTGCTACTCTAATGGGCAAGCACGGAACAGATATTGCCGCACGCAACATGCTGGAAGATAGGCTGGACCCCACAGGGGCGAAAGGATATCGTAGCAGTGGCAACAAACCTTTTATGGGTAACACGTTCAGTGCTCGTGGTAGTGCTGGGGAGGAAGCTGCAAAGCGGAAGTTCCTAATGCAGAACCCGGGGATAATTGCTGAGGATGCCTACTTCGAAACTCGGGATGATTTGCCCGGGATGGGAGCCTCACCAGATGCCAGACTGTACAATGAAGATGGAAGTTCAGCTGGCTTGCTTGAGCTCAAGATTCTGAAAGGGACACGAATTCCCGGCGCAATGGACAGGTACACTGCACAGATGCAATTGCAGATGCTCGTTACTGGTGAGAGCCAGACAACCCTGTTCGTTACCAACGCAGACACTGGTGAAACTACTCAGGACATAATGTATGCTGACGAGGAATACCAACAAGAACTGATTAACCGCGCTCAGGCTGTGTTCGAGAAATTGGATGCAACACCAGAGACAGTGGAAGGAGTGAAGGCTTTGAGAGCATTCAAGAATAAAGAAGGCGGCTTAGCTGCCAGACAGAAAGCTGCGGCTGGTGCAGCGGCAAGGTTCGTTCCTTCCAATCCCACCGCAGTAGAAGCACCAATGACCGCTTGGCGTGACGGAGGAAGTGGACCCAGAACCAACGAGGAACAATTCGCTGCTGCTGAGATAAACTACCGCAACAAGCCAGAGCAAAGAGCTGGTGATATGATGACTGAGCTGTACCGCATCAAGCAAGAAGACGCCGGGATGCAGAAGGCTGATGGTCGTGGTTCCCCTACAATGAACCAAGGCTTCGAAGACGGACCCAGCTTCTCCACAGAAGAGCTGGAGGCGGCACACGCAGAAGCATTGCAGATGGCGAATGATCGTATACAGGCTGAAGGTGAAGCTAGCGATTCCGTGCGCGAGTTCTCTGACTCATTAAAGCAAGCACAAGATTCTGCAAAGTCGTGGGCTGGTGCTGTTGACGATGCCTTCAAGATGATTCGTGAAGGTATGGCTTCTGGCATGGGTACTATCCGACTCGCTGCTGAGATTGGTCAAGGTGCTGATGAGACTCGTGGCTCGCAATGGGCTATGCGTCAAGGTGGTATCGACGAAAGGGATGCGAACAGTTTGTTGATGGCTGCTGGAAACATGCAGGCCAAGTTCAACAACGAAGAAACAGCTGCTTCTGAATTCACTCGTATTAAGGCTGAGCTTGGTAAGTCTCCCGGGATAGCGGACAAGTTCGACACTGTTCGGTGGGAGAAGATGAAAGGGATGAGTCCCTCTCAGTTACTTAACTTCGCTGACAAGGAAAGCAGAGACCTCTCCCCTGAGATGCGTTCACAGTACATGAGGGTAATGGGCTATGACAAGTTGGCTGCTTACGATGGTCGTGGTGGGTCTATGACTCAATCCGTTACTGTTGAGGCGGAGGCAATGCGACAAGCCAACCTCGGACAGGAAGACGGACGTATTGGCCACCAAATAATTCAGGAAGCTACAGTCTCAACCCTAAAGGGTGATGAGACCAGTTACAACAAAGGTCTTGGCGTTGCCACCAATGAAATCTTGAATAGCTATAAGTCTACTTCAAATGCCATTGTTAAACTAGGCACTGCTGCTCTGGCCGCTGGTGCAATACTTGGCGGGAAGGCTGGGGATGCGGGACTGCTTGAAGGGGCTCGGATGGGTGCTGTGGAGATGATTGAGGCAGCTAATAGCCCAGACAACTACGACTCACAAGGAAATGTTATTCTTCCTAGTCGTAGGGTGGAAGCCACACAGTCTGCTAGCCAAGGAAATGGCAAGCCTCAAGTAAATATCAACCTTACTAACATCGTTGATAAGAATGGCGACTCTGAGCTTGAGGCGAAAACAGACGATGCCGATATCAATATTGCAGGTGGGCATTTCTCTCCACTTAGAAACAGCAACTAAACTAATGACCTCGGAGGTCTTATGAAGAAATTTGGTCAAGAGGTCATTCTCAAGATAACTGATAAGAACGGGCGCGCAATACTAGACGCAACCGGACTTCGCGTAGACTTTGATGTGAGGGAGGTTGATGGTTTCAGTAGAGCCTCAATCTCAATTTATAATCTAAATGAAGAATCCATCGCGAACCTTATCGGTGGCAACGCCGACCACTATGCAACAGTACAACTCGATTGCATGGCTCACAGGAATTTGTGGTGATATCAGATTTCTTCATCTCAAATACCATCACAGAAAACAAGATACCAAATGTGATTACTACCCTGTACTGCTATTCAAAGGGAAAGGAAACTCTTGAGAAGCAAGTAAACATAGAGGAGGTCAACCAGCCAAAACTGGAAAACCTAATTACTGCTCTGCTACTTGATGCGGGTTATCAGGGTAGGGTTAGGTATCAATGCTTCCCAAGTAACCAGCAAGAGTACATCCCGCCACGTCCAAAGGCTCCACTTATCGGCTCAGTCAATCAATGCCTCAACGATCTTAAAAGAGAGCATGGCTTCCTGAGCTACACAAGGCCTGACGAGTTTCTGTTTGTGTACACACCAAATCTTGCGCAGGTTCCTCTCACGGAGCTGGATAACTTACAGCCGGTGGTCCTTAACACCAGCAACATGCGAGCCAATCCCAAGTTGGCACCAGCACAGCTACAGGTTGTCTCTAACCTCGACGGCAACATTGAGCCGGGAGCTGTACTGGATATTTCCCAGCTACTTACTGCTGGCACTTCGCAAGACGAGCAGACTCTACAGATAGCAAAAGACTTTGCTAGAAAGTCGATAGCAGGCTACAGTCGCTACCAGACTCTCGTTGTACAGCACAAAGGAAGTAACTACACTTCTGAGTGGCAAACACAGGCTACTGCGGTAGCTCCCCTTGACGGTTTGGCAATGCCAACCACCCACTGGTTTAGGTAATTGATATGGCCACAGTAACTCCAGCTATGATTTCTTATCCGTATGGTGGTACGGCTGATGAAACAGAAACAATCAAGTTCCACACAGTAATCTCTGAGGCCCACCAAGCCTCTGCGGAGATCACCAAGTTTCCAGTACAGACAGGCTTCCTTGTTAGCAACAACTCTATTCGAAAGAACAGGGTAGTTAATATTACCGGCATCATAACCAATGTACTATTTGGTAAGATGGTTGGTCGCAAGGCTGCACTGGCTGATGGACTAATCCAATACTCAAGTAACAGCGCCAGCACAATCTTCGAGGAACTGGAGAGGCTGATAAACGAGGCAGAGCCCTGCGAGGTAGTAACAAACCTTGGCGTTTATGGCCCTGTCGTATTTACCAAATTCAGTACCAAGCAAGTAGCTGGCATGACAGACGCAATGGAGTTCACCATTATGGGTGAGGAGCTTGTCGTGTCTGGTGCAGTCAACGGTACAACACCTAAGTTGCTTTCCTTCTCCGAGCTGACTGGCTCTAAAAAGACCACTCGCGAGCTATTGCTCCGGGAAGCAGGAATAGAAGTTTGTGAGTGCAACAAGATCAGTGAAGCGAACTTTACAATGGGTCAAGACTTTGTAGTTGATGGGGTAGATAGTGCAGGTGTTCGCACCCGACATACTTTCCTATCTACAGGGCAAGACCCCTCCACTAGCTCATGGGCATACGAGGCACATACCAGTGCTATTGACTTATACAACCCAGAGGCAACCTCGGATATAATAACAGCCGCAGAAGCAGCTGAGCGTCTGAAGGACTTTGCTAACAACACCAAGGGCGGCTTTGCGCAAGTGAGTGCCTGTCTAATCAACGAGGGAGATCGGGTGGCTACAGAGTTGGCTACTGACCTTATCGACACAGCTATGGGCGAGCTTCGCAAGTCCCTCTATGGTGCCGTGTACGAGACAGTCCACATGACTGACAATCAGTATGCCCAATCCCTGATACAGTCTGGCATAGGCTGCTTAGTACGAGGAATAACTAACGCTGACCCGAAGTTTCCCTACACTCCCGGCGAGTCCCTTCCCCGTACTGATCAGATACTGACAGCGGCTACTAAGTGGGGAAGAGATAAGCTAGACCCCACAGTGAACAATACCAATACTGGTTTAACAGGTGCGAACTCCATAGTGACAAAAGTGGAGTGTTGCGAATAAGGAGTCCCGCATGAATTGGGAAGACTACAACATAGTAATGCCCGGGCGCGTGGTGGAGTACTTCCCAGCGACCCAGACCGCAACCATACAGGTTTCTGCGGAAAGGATTTTCTATTCTGCAACAGATTCGGAATCCACTATAAAGCGTGGCAAGCTGATGGACGTACCTGTTCACACAGTTTCTGGTGGCGGCTACTCAGTCACTATGCCTATCAAGGCTGGGGATACTTGCCTGATGCTGTTCAGTCAGTTCGGGTATGACCACTGGCTGTGGCTGGACAAGGA